CTGATTGCTATATCAATGACTGTTTACATGGTATATTACGCACTCACTTATCGTTAGGGGAAGGTTATGAATCTTGGAAAATTTGGAGATTTGGTTGGGGCGGTTGCTCCTACGATTGCAACAGCGCTTGGTGGGCCTTTGGCGGGCATGGCGGTTAAAGCTATTTCTAGCGCATTGCTTGGGCATGGTGATGGCTCTGAGGATGACATTAACGCTGCTCTTGCTAATGCAACGCCTGACCAGATTACTGCGCTTAAAAAAATAGATTCTGACTTTAAAGTCCAGATGAAGTCTCTGGACATTGATCTTGAGCAATTAGCCGTTCAGGATCGTGACAGCGCCCGTCAAATGCAGATTCAGGTGCATGATTGGATACCTCGTGCCTTGTCAATTTGCGTGACTGTGGGTTTCTTTGGCATCCTTTTCTACATCATACGTTACGGATTGCCGACATCGGGCTCAGAGGCTCTTCTAATGATGCTGGGAGCCCTTGGAACAGCGTGGACTGGCGTGATGTCATTTTACTTTGGATCATCGGCTGGTTCACAACGTAAAGACAATACGATTCATCAAGCATTGAATGGGAAATAACATGAAAGAGAATTTTGATTCAGCTTTTGAACAAGTCATGAAGTCTGAAGGTGGGTTTGTAAATGACCCCCGCGATCCCGGCGGCATGACCAATCATGGTGTGACCAAAAAAGTGTGGGAAGCTTATGTGGGGCATGAAGTCGATGAAGAAGCTATGCGCTCTCTTACTCTTGAAGATGTCAAACCTCTTTACAGAAAAAACTATTGGGATTCTGTCGATGGTGACAGCCTTCCTTCTGGCGTTGATTATGCTGTATTTGATGTTGCCGTAAATTCAGGCGTTGGACGTGCTGCAAAGTTCTTACAGCAGGCTGTAGGTGTAGAGGCTGATGGTCAAATCGGCCCCCACACCCTATCAGCAGTCAACGCACAAGTCCCCGAAGAAGTCGCCATTAAGATCTGCGACACTCGTATGCGTTTTCTGGAAAGCTTGCCTACGTTTGCGGCGTTTGGTCATGGTTGGACGAATCGGGTTGAGTCTGTGAAGGCTCTGTCGATTCAGATGGCGATGAACCCCCCTGCAAAGCAGACTGAGCCAGATCCGACTCCAGTTGTGGCGCAGATTGATCCTCTGACTGAGGCTCCTGCTGTTGAGGCTGATTCGTAGACAATAACGTGCCTTCAAATAGGTACGTTCCGACGTGGCCTAAGTTCATCCAAGGGGCGGCGAATATTTGCCCCCCTGCAAGCCTCCACAGCCGGCAGAAGTGATAATCCTCTGACAGGAGACGCTGTGTTTCAGGCTCAATGCTGGTCGCAAAGAACTCTTTGATAACCTCACCAGCTTTTTCAAGCTCTGTGACCGCCACAACATCATTTTTGTATGATGGTACGCTGTCAGAAAGCTTTTCAAACACTTCACGTTTAATCAGCATCATGCCTGTACCGCCTGCAAAGACCTCCACAGGCTGATTGGCAGGCACTGTGATCTCAGGCGCATAGTTTACAAGATTAACCACCCATGCCCCTGTGTGGCTCTTGAGTTGATCCACAGGCACATTGTCTTTGACGGCACGTTCAACTGTATACCAGTTGATTTCTTTCTTTGGGTAAATACCGCAGATCACATCCTTGTCAGCCTGAAGCATCCAGATGATGTCTTGAGCTTGAAAGCGAATATCAGCATCAATGAACAGCAAATGTGTTGCGTTTGATTTTAGGAATTGAGCTGTAAGAGCGTTACGAGCGCGAGTAATTAAGCTTTCATTGAACATGAAAGAAATTGAGGCGCTGATACCAGAGTTAATGAACGCGCTTTGAAGCTGCATTATGCTCTGCGTATAAACGCCTGTGCACATACCGCCGTACATAGGCGTGGCAATAAAAACGTGTGGTTGAGTTTCTTCAGTCATTTTTTACCTTTCAAAACTTGATAATTTGCAGAACACATTGTTCTCGACTTTGTGACCATCATCAAATTGAGTGATAACGTAGGCGCGGCCTGTTTTGACATCGACAGCCATAACCATGTTACCTTGGTTTCCTATTTGATGAATTATACCCATGTTGTTTTCATAGGTTGTATACATTTGTGCAGGAAGATCATTGTCCCATTGAATAACTCCCTTACTTTCGTGAACTGCATATTTTACAGTATGACCATTGGCGATAGTGCAATCACCAGCAGCCCATGTCTCAGCAAATGCTGTAGATGGAAAAATTAAAAAACAAATAATAAATTTTATGCAACGATCAATGTTCATTGATTTCTCCTACATAAACATGAGCTGATGCGTGTTCTGCATATTTCTTCGATACACAAATGCTGACAATCTGTTTGTCATCTTTGTATACAATACCATTCATTGCATCCGCCAAAAGTTTTACGATATTGTCAAGGTCGGGCTTCGTTGTTGGGTGTTCAATTCCCTCTAATGCGGCCTTACGTTTGGCTTTTGTAAAACTCTTGGGAATTTCTACATAAATTGCAAATGTGGCCTTCAGAGCCCCTGTAAAAGGTTCCATAGTACCCATTGCTTCAGATGCAAGATATTTGATGTAAGCCTCAGCATTAACTGTTTCCTTCGGCGTGTAAATGCGGCCTTGACGTGTTGCTCGCGGGCGTTGTTTACCACGCATAGGACCAGAAATATTGAAGCTTACTTCCATCACTCATCATCCTTTTTTCTAGAACGAATATGATCTTTGTATTTTAAAGAAAAGAAATTTGCAGCTGTGCTAGCCATCATAATATCATCTCTAACTCTTTCAATTTTTAGATTCAAATTTCGCAAACCCTCAATTGCTCGTTCTATTTTTAGGTTTTTTTCCTCTATAGATCCTTTAAATACAGATTCTTCCAATTTAGTAATTTGCCACCGCACAGATTCTACTATATCTTTTAACTGGCTTGGATTTCCTGCTGTCGCATCAAGCATAGTGCAAATTTCTCGATAAACCTGCTCGTCCGTCATTAATGGTTCTTTACTCATCACTCAGTCTCCTTCGGTGGTTGCTCACCACTCCGTCCCAGTCGTTTCACAAGATCGTCAGTCATACTTTACTCCATTTCGAAAGTGCCAGTTTAGCAGCAAGATCACGATAAGTGTGCGTATCGATGATATGTTTGATAAAATCCGCAGACAAGCCAGAAAGAACCATATCATTAACGTCTTTAGCATCGAGGTTGTCTGGCCATATACATACATTATACCCTGAAATGATAGCTTTGTCAAGTTTTTTAATGGTCTCACGACTCCTCGGTTCATTATCGTAAACAATAACAAGATTATCTTTCGGTAAGGTGCTGACTGCACTGACCAAATCGCCGCCGCCAGTAGCGATTGAGTTAGGAATAAAAAGGCTATCCAAAGGACCTTCGAAAACGTATACAGTCCGATCAAAGTTAGCAGTGTCAAGTCCATAAACTTTTGGAACTGATTCGTCAAGAATAATCGTAAAGTATTTGACTTTAGAATTATCCAGCGCTCGACCTTGAAAGGCATGCACATTCTTATTAGCGTCAAAGAAGGGGATAAGAAGACGACCTTCATCGCGTTCCAAAGAACTGGCGTCAAATTTACCAGGAAGAAGCCCATTAACATAATGCTTAAAGTTAGGACAATAAAAGAGACGAACATGACTTGGTGGTGGTAGATGTCGTTTGGTAACAAATTGATGCGCCCTGTGAGTGTGAGATAACTGAGATACTTTTTTGAGACCTTTGAGTGGACCTTGTTCCAAAAACAACGGCTTCTTCATCTTCTCGACAAATGATTCGAATTCTGTCTGCTCAGGGGACTTTTCATCCTTGAGTTTTTCTAGTCGATATTCGCTGTAAAGAATTGGATCCACAGCCCTAATAAAATTAGGTACTGCCATTGTCGCATTGCAGTTATGGCAATGAAACAGCATCTTACCCTTCTTTTCGTAGATATATCCTCGAGCTTTGCTTGAATTGGTTTCACTATCTCCGCACAACGGGCAGGAGAAGTTATACAAACCACTCGATTTTCTTTTGAAATTTCGTAGTCGACTCGAAGCCAAACCTACGTATTTGTGTTCGATCCAATTCATTAGTACTATCCAATCATCGCTAACAGTATTATTATACTGTGGATAGCAAAATTGTCAAGAACTTTTTTTAATTTTTAGTGAAAAAGACGAAGATAATTTGCGAGATTCGTAGCGATCCAAGTAATTACAATACCTCCGCCGATCGCTAGCCAGATATATTTTTCGAGTTGGGAGATTCTATTGTTAAGGTCTTTGTGGGCTTCAGAGGATTCATGGCGGAGTTTTGATATTTCTGCAAATATGTTATTATCTTGTTCGCGCATGGTGTCGTATACATCCTTGAGCTTTGTGTCGAGTTCTTCTCTGCGTTTTTCTACAGTTGAGCCAAGATTTTCTGTTTGCTTTTCCTGTTTATTCAAACGCTCATCGTGAACCGCCAACATCGCCTTTAGATCGGTCGATATCGCTACAAGTTGTTCGAGGAGAGAGTTTATCTTACTTGGGGGCACGGATGTCACTCAGAGCTTTTCGTTTAATCATGTCACGAAG